TGTTATGCACTTCCCGTCACCTGCTCGTGGCTCTGCTGCTGTTAAGAGTGCTTCTTCGCAGGTTACTCTGATTGCTGAGAGTGGCACTGAGAAGACTGTCACGATTAACCAGCACTATGAGTACAGTCGTTTGATCGAAGACTTTGCTGAAGTTCAGGCTCTGTCCTCACTGCGCCGTTTCTACACGGATGACGCTGGCTACGCTCTTGCTACCCGTATCGACACATCGCTGATCCAGTTGGGTCGTGGTGCTCAGTCGGGTACCGCAGGTTCGGCTAACTACGACAAGGCATATCTTGCTGGTGATGGTTCAACGCTTTATGTTGACGGCACCAACGTAGGTACGGCTCTGACGGATGCTGGCCTTCGCCGTGCAATCCAGCGTTTGGATGACAGCGATGTTCCGATGGACGGACGTTTCTTGATCGTTCCTCCTGCAACCCGTAACACCATGATGGGTCTTGCTCGCTTTACTGAGCAGGCTTTCGTTGGTGATGGCGCTACCATCCGTAACGGTCAGATTGGTGACGTATACGGCGTTAAGGTCTATGTAACGACCAACGCTGATACAGCAACGACAACGACTACCCGTATCGCTCTGTTGGCACACCCAGAGGCATTTGTTCTGGTTGACCAGCTTGGTGTTCGTGTTCAGACCCAGTACAAACAAGAGTACCTCGGTACGCTGTTGACTGCTGACACGCTCTACGGTGTTGGTGAGTTGCGTGATACCTCTGCTGTGGCTCTTGCTGTTCCTGCCTAATCGGGAATGACAATCGGGGGCTGGCTCACAAGGCTGGCCCTCTTCTAACCACTTAAGGAGATTATTATGGCTGTTTCTCAAGGTCGTTCCCAGTTTCAGGGCTTGTTCTCTGAGATGTGGGCAGTTTCTGATTCTGTTGACTTTGGCAATGCTGCTGTCGGTTCTGGTACGTTTGCATCTGTTGATGTAACAGTTCCTGGCGTTGCTCTTGGCGACATCGTCATGGGTGTCTCTATCGCTGTAGACACTGTAGACACCGTTATCGCTGGTGCAGTAACTGCTGCTAATACGGTTACTCTGACGGTTCTAAATAACACTGCTGGCGCAGTAAATCTTGCTCCTGCTATTGTAGATTTTATTGTAGTTCGTCCAGCGTTCTAAACCTTACGGTTTTGCCTCTTAGGAGGCTTTTCTATAGCATCTTCGCTGAGGTTGCTATAGAAAACAACATAGAGGAACAACATGATACCTCGCTGCTACCCTACTTCCTATGCAACTGCCAATGGAACCACTAAAGTTGTGGTCAATAAACTTGGCAGTATTTCTGGACTAACCGCATGGGTTGACTACATCCCCACAAAGAAATTAGGCTCTGCCCCAGCACAACTCAACACTTATGACAACAGTGGTGCTATGTTTTTAGATGTTCTTGCTAGCCTGACAAATAAAGTCGCAGGCATTGACTACATCAATGTCTATGAAGATGCAACACTAACCAAGCCTTGGTCAACAGACGCAGGCGGTTATATTCCTACTTGGTACGTCTAATATGGCGATATATCGTGGTCCCGGTGGTCCCGGCGATGCAACAGCCGATCAAGCAAACACAGCACAGTTAGCACTTACTTATGCTAACCAGTCGGCTGCTAGTGCTGCTGCTGCTGCGGCATCGGCTCAGAGCACTATTGACTTTACTAGCGATTTAGATGTAACCGTCTCTTCGTTGCCTGCTGGCTCAACACCGACTGTATCTTATAACTCTACATCTGTATCTATGGCCTTTGGTATTCCTGATGGAACCACTGGCCCGACAGGCCCTACTGGCCCAACAGGTTCTACTGGTTTCACTGGACCTACAGGACCCACAGGACCGACTGGCCCAGCAGGATCGACAGGGCCGTCTGGTTCAGCAGCTACGATTGCTGTAGGTACAACAACTACAGGGCCTGCCGGTGGTAGCGCATCTGTAACCAACAGCGGTTCGTCTTCTGCGGCTGTCTTTGACTTTACTATTCCAACTGGTCCTACCGGCCCAACAGGTCCTACAGGGCCGACTGGATCGACTGGTACGACAGGCCCCACTGGTGCTCCTGGTCCAACAGGCCCAGCAGGTGCAACTGGTCCTACAGGGCCTACAGGCTCCCCTGGCCCGACAGGTTCACCCGGACCTGCCGGCCCTACAGGTCCAACAGGGCCTACTGGACCGACTGGGGCTACTGGTCCTACTGGCCCCGGTGTTCCAATTGGCGGTACTCAGTATCAGGTGTTGCAGAAGGACAGCGCAACAGACTACGATACGTCTTGGGTTACACCTTCTGCTGGTGGTCAGATGGAAGGCAGTGCGACAGACAAGGCAATCTTCTGGAACGCTCAGACTATCAATGAAAACATAACTATTGTCGGTACTCACAACGGCTGGACAGTAGGTCCTATAACTGTAGGAAACGGCTATGCAGTCACTGTGAGCAACGGCGCAAGATGGGTGGTGTTCTAAATGGCTATTACATTAGACGGTTCAGCTAACAATATTGCTATTGGAGCCAACGCAACAGGCTCATCTTTTTTACGCTTGTATGAGGACACCGATAACGGTTCTAACTATATCGATTTAATTGCTCCGTCAGCGGTCGGAAGCAACCGTGTTCTTACATTACCAGACTCAACCACGACTATCGTTGGTACAGACGTAGCACAAACGCTGACCAACAAGACGCTTGGTTCTGGTTTGGTGATGGCTGTTAGTGCTTTAACTTCTGCTACTGCTGTTGTTAACCCAACTAGCCCAGCAAGTTCAAGCATTGACTTCACCAACATTCCATCGTGGGTAAAACGTATTACAGTTATATTTAGTGGACTTAGTCTGACCAGCACAGCAGATATTTTGGTTCAACTTGGGGACGCTGGGGGTTTTGAAACCACCGGCTACATATCGTCTGGTTCCGCAACTGGAACAGGCGCAGCCATTTCTACTTCTACTACTGGCATGATAATTCGTTCTGCCGCTGCCGCATCTGTTACAAGCGGAATAATGACAATACAAAATCTAACCGGAAATTCGTGGGTAGCAAGTTACTCAGGAAAACAATCTTCAACATCTTCTTCTTATGGCGGCGGCGATAAAACTTTATCGGACACCTTAACTCAGGTTCGTATTACAACAACCAGCACAGACACCTTCGATGCTGGCACAATCAACATAATGTATGAGTAAGGAATAAACTATGGCTATTGCAATTAGTGGTGGATCAACCAGCTTTACATCCACAATATCGGCTTCACCATCGGCTAACCGTACTGTTACAGTGCCTGATGCTACCTTTACAGTAGCTGGATCAGACGCTGCACAGACCTTCTCAGCCTCACAGCGTGGTACTGTTACTACTGACAATGATGGTTCGTTTGACATGAACGTGACTAACAACTTCAAGTGTACGCCCACAGGCTCTATAACCCTGACCTTTACTAACATCACTGCTGGTCAGTCTGGGTTTATCCTGCTAGTCAACGGATCTAACTATACAGTATCTGCTCATGCTAATACCAAGGTAGCCACTGGTGCTTTGGCTGCTATGTCTGCTACTGGCAGCTACTTAATTTCGTATTTCTCTGATGGGACTAACGTGTTTGTAGTTAACTCTGGAGCACTCGCCTAATGGCTGTTTTACCTACGGGCATTGGCCCAGTCACTGGCGGCTATCAGATTGAGCGCAGTCTCAGGTTCAATAGCGCAGACTCGGCGTATCTGAATAGGACTCCTGGCTCTGCTTCTAATCAAAAAACATGGACTTGGAGTGGATGGGTTAAGCGTTCAACATTAGGCGCATTACAAGGTATTTTTAATCCTGTAACAGGTGGCGATGGTTCAAATGAGAGTCAGTTTAAATTTAATGCAGACGATACACTACAAATTTATGACTCTGGAGCTGCAAGAGGAAACTTTATAACAACACAAGTTTTTAGAGATGTTTCTGCTTGGTATCACATTGTTGTTGTTTTAGACACTACTCAAGCTACGTCAACTAATAGGTTTAAGTTATATGTCAACGGGGTACAGGTTACTGCTTTTAGCACAGCCAGTTACCCAAGTCAAAACACAGACTGGGGTTGGAACAGAACTGTTAGACACGACATTGGTAGATATGCGTTTGGGTCTACTCAGTACTTCAACGGCTACATGACCGAAATCAACTTCGTAGACGGTCAAGCCCTAACGCCATCAGACTTTGGTGAAACAGACTCCAACACAGGTGTATGGAAGCCTAAAGCCTACACAGGCACATACGGCACTAACGGGTTCTACCTCAAGTTTGCAGACAACTCAGGCACGACTAGCACAACGCTAGGCAAGGACAGTTCAGGCAACGGTAACAACTGGACACCTAATAACTTCTCTGTAACCGCTGGCTCCGGCAATGACTCCTTAGTAGATTCGCCCACAAACTACGGAACCGATACTGGTGTTGGTGGTACTGTCAGAGGCAATTACTGTACTTGGAATCCATTAGATAAAAATTCTAACGGTTCTCTTTTAAACGGTAATTTAGATAACTCAAACGGTTCTGCAAATAACGCTGGCGTTAGAAGCACATTTGCTTTTCCTTCTTCTGATAAGTGGTATGCGGAACTCAGAGTAAATACAACTACAAGTGGAAGCGTTGCTCTTGGTTTTGGCTTTGCTACGTCAACTGCTGATTTAGCAGGCTCAG